CAATATCAATAACAGGTGGAACGATTGACGGAGTTACCATCGGTGGCTCATCAGCAGGTGCAGGTACATTCACTACCTTTACCTCAACAGGTATAGATGATAACGCAACCAGCACAGCGATTACGATTGATTCCAGCCAGAACGTAGGTATTGGTACGAGTCCTTCATACCCACTTCATGTTTACAGCTCATCAGGCGATGCAAATATAGAAATAGAAACAACTCAAGCAGGCTCTAGTGCAAGATTAAGACTTACAGGAAGTAGTACAGGCACTTCTACTGTTATGTTTGCTGATGAAGTTGATACCAATGTAGGGTTAGTTCAATATGACCACACATCTAACTTTATGAAGTTTCATGTTGCTGATAGTGAAGTTATGCGTATCGACTCAACAGGCTTAGGTATAGGTACGAGCAGTCCTGAACATGCACTTCATGTTAATGGTGGTACTGCTAATACAATTGCTCAATTTCAAAGCACAGACGCTAACGCATATATAGAATTTTTAGATTCAGATGCAGGTGCATCAGGTTGTTTTATTGGTGGTGCTGGTGATGATTTTGTAGTATTACCTAATGCAAGTGAAAAATTTAGAGTAACATCAGCAGGCAACGTAGGGATTGGTACGAGTAGTCCTGCTGAATTACTTGAAGTTTCTTCTGCTACTGGTTCAACCTCAATAAACCCTTCCGTAGCACGAATTTCTACTACAACTTCAGCAGGAACTTGGGATGATGACAGCACTTGGGGTGCTTTACAGTTTTATAGTGCAGATGTTTCAGATGGTGGTGCAAAAACTCATGTAGAAATAGCAGCAAATACTGCATCCACAACAGGCGGTATTAGTGATTTAGTATTTAGCCTTGCAGCAGCATCTACAGGTACGCTGACAGAAAGAATGCGTATCGACTCATCTGGCAACGTAGGTATTGGCACGACTCCAGCATCAGGTGTAAGACTTGATATGAGGTCAAACGCTGCTGCTACAATAGGTGATTTCAGAAACGCATCTGCAACAGGTTTTGGTTTATATGTTGCAGCAGGTGATACTAGTTCTCAATATGCCTTTAGAGCAGCAGATTATCAAAACAATGCTTTATTTTCTGTTATGGGTGATGGCAACGTAGGTATTGGTGAGTCAAGCCCACACAGTTTTGGAGTAAATCAATCTGGATTAACCATTAGTGATGGCACTGGTGGCTGTATACGACTCAAGAACGATGCAGGTACTGTTAACTTTGACATTGAAAATGGAGGTGGTGGAGGCATCAATCTTAATTCTGTCAACGCTTATCCGTTAAAGTTTTCCACATCTAACACAGAACGCATGAGAATCTTGTCCTCTGGTGGCATAACATTCAACGGAGACACAGCATCAGCTAATGCTCTTGACGATTATGAGGAAGGTACTTGGACTCCAACCGATACATCTGGAAATGCTTATACTATTTCCGCCAATACTACACCAACATATACAAAAATTGGAAGATTAATATATTTTAATTTTGACATTGAGAGCAATGGTAGTACATCAGGTACTGGAATATCTGGTTTACCTTTTACTTCGTCATCTACATCTGTCTCCAATAACTGGTCAGTTTATGGTGGGTATTCAACAAGTAATGCTGATTTGTGGGGACATATAAATGCAAGTACAACAACAATATCTATGTTTGTAGGAAGCAGTGCACATACCTTATCAGGCAGATGGATTGGTGCTGGTTTGTATTATTCAGGGTAACAATTTAACTAATATACCTAGTGGATTCTAGGTACGGACATAGGAGAAAAAAATGGCAATAACAAAAGAAACAACAGCAGATAAAATAGAAGTCGTTGGAGACCACAAGGCAGTACAAGTCAGAACTGCGACTATCATCAAAGAAGATGGCGTAGAACTGACACGCTCATTCCATCGTCATGTATTACACTGTAGTACAAAGACTGATGGTACATGGGGAGACACTGACATCTCAGGTGAGTCTGCTGATGTACAAGCTGTGTGCAATGGTGTCTGGACAGACGAAGTTAAGTCTGCTTATCAAACCCATATGGACAGTCAAAACAATTTAGGAGAGTAACATGGCAACATGGACAATAAGTCAAATGGAAAGAAATGCTAGTGATGGTGGTGTCACTACTGTACACTGGCGAGTAAGTGCAACAAGTGGTGAACATAGCGCATCAAGCTATGGCACAGTAGGATTCAGTCCTGACGCATCTGCTGATGGCTTCGTAGGCTTTGATAGCTTAGATGAAGCAACAGTCTTAGCATGGGTACATGGACACGAAAGCATTGACAAAGATGCTATCGAAGCAGGACTACAATCACAACTAGACGCATTAGCAAATCCAACATCTATCGCTGGATTGGCTTGGTAATAAACTTAATAAGGGAGTCATTATGTCTGAAGAACAACAACCAGAACAAACCATAACTATTGATGAGAAAGTATACAAAGTCTCAGATTTAGACCAACAGCAACGCTATCTAGTCTTACAAATACAAGACTTACAGAATAAAGCAGATGAATTAGCCTTTAAACTTGACCAAGTTAATACTGCAAAAAAATCATTCTTTGATACACTAAAGCAGAAACTAACTGAGGAACAAAACAATGCTGACTGATATTTTCATGTTAATCGAGCTAATCCCACAAATCATAGCTATTGCTAGCATGATATGCGCATTAACTCCAACCCCTAAAGATGATGCTATTCTAGGCAAAGTCTATAAAATCCTTGAACTACTTGCCTTAAACATTGGCAAAGCAAAGATGCCTAACAAGTAAATGAAACGCATAGGGCAACTGTTAATCTTATGGTTGCCCATTGCACTTTATGGTCAACAAACAGGCGATTTAAACAGCAATACAGTCAACAGTAGCGTATCGAGTAATAATGTAGATACGACTAATAACTACAATGGCGCAGGCTCAGGCAGTCCTACGCCACCACCTAGCGCAATATCACCTACCTATATGTTTAATGGCTCAGAATCTTGTTTGATTTCAAGTGGTGGTAGTATCCAGGTATCACTTATGGGAATGTCTATGGGTAATTACCGGATAGATTATGAGTGTGAGTTACGCAGAGATAGCAAAGCACTTAAAGATAATGGAATGTCAATAGCAGCCATAGCATTGTTATGTCAAGATTCATCTATATTTAGAGCCATGCTTACAAGTTCTACGCCTTGCCCTATAGTCGTTAATGGAGAACTTATTGTAGGTAGAGTTGCGTATTTATATATGAAAAGACAACCAGAAATATTTATAAAAGATTATAATGATGATATTGAATTTTATAACATGGTATTAGGTATAGGATATGAAACACAAAATACTAATAGGAATACTGATTTATCTATCTCTGAGCAATATCGCGTGGTCACAAACAGATTCAGCAGGAACAATACAGCAATTAATTGATGCTAGTTCATCGATTATAGATACAGTTGATTTAGGTCATTACGCTGTACAAGGCTTAAATTACTATGCTGGCGTTGGTGGTATCGCGCCTACAGATACGATAGACCAGGCACTTATCACACAGTTACAGATGACAAACTATAATGATGCGCTGTCTGCTGTGCAAAATGCTGTCTATTATAATACGCAAGCCTTATTGCAAGACGCTCACGAGAATGAAATGACTCAGCTATCTGATGCAGTGGATGACTTTGTGGCAGCTACCACTTCAATGATTACAGTTGTCAATATCTTTGAAATGGCAAGCGAAGCAGATACAGTCCAAGAGCAACAACAAATGCAAGATTATATACAGGATAATTCTGTCATGCTGACGCAAACACAGGTAGATAATTACAATACAAGCCTAGAAGATGTAAGCAATCACGCCATCAATGCTGCTGCTTATCTTGCAGCTTCCCAGAATGAAGCCTTAACCTCATCTAATGACTCTGTAGCTGATTCTTATAATATCAATGTATCTACCATGACTGTTAGCTATAACGCTATACAAGATGGCATAACCTTTTACAATGATGGACAAGCCTTTCACGTTATGTATGGTTTCTTAGGTAGTGCCATGAAAACGATTGACGATATATATAATACAGGTATGTCTATTTACGAAGGCAATACACTTTAATGAGCCTTCAGGATTCTGAGTTAACGATATCTGGTATTAAATTTAAGGGTATTTATTTAGCCATTGGCTTTACTATTATTTCAACCATTTCAGGCTTTATTTATGGCTTTGCAGAGTTCATGGGAAGGATTGACACATTAGAGAGCCAATTAAGTGCCATTGTAGTGCCTGAATTAGCCCCATTTGAGCGTAGAATTAGTTTAATCGAGGAAAACCTTACCCAGAGCGAAATAGGCACGTTACAGGCGCGATTAGCGACATTAGCAGCTAATTTAGAGACCATCATGCAACAGCAACAACTTTTACTTGATTTGCGTGATAGAATTAACACCAATACTGATATTGTGGAAGATAATCAGATATTAGTAGCAAGTATTGAACGAACAGTAGAAGAATACGAAGAAGCCATGCGAGAATTCGCATCTGAGGTTGACCAGTTATGGGATGCCTTTGATGCATTAAATAGCCCATTAGGATAATGAACACTAAAGATAAAATATATTTTTTAACCTTATTTATTACAGTCTTAGGGTTTGGTATATATTTTTCACACGCAGTAACATAAAATATAAATTATATGGAAGTTGATATGATTGTGCTTTGGAATATTGTAGTGACATTAGTTATAGTGCCACTTGGATATACATTAAAAGCCTTATCGACAGAACAGAAAAGACTCGATATATTAGTAAATAAGACACGAGAAGAAATAGCTAAAGGCTATGTTACTAAAGAAGAACTTAGTGACGATGTTGATAGAATATTTGAGACATTATGCAAGTTAGAACAAAAGCTAGATAGATATTTTGAACAAAAGCTAAACGCATAATCACGAAATATTTGCAAATATCAACAACTTAGTGTAAAAGTATAATCATAATTGTTAATTAGAGAGGGCAATTATGATGACAAATACAGATGAACGTATGAGGTTCATAAATCAAATCTGCAAGTTGCAGAGCAAAAATGCGCAACTTCAGCGCACTATTACCCAACAGCAAGAGTTCATAGATAGGATACAAAAGGATGTCGAATTTAATCAAAGACTTGTTGCCACAAGCAGGTGAAATACTTGACAGGTTTGTTCCTAATAAGGAAGAAGCCAGAAAAGCCCAAGCAGAGTTAGAAAAGATGCTGATGGATAATCAGCACCAAATACAGTTAAATCAGATAGAACTTAATAAACAAGAAGCTAAAGGCAATTGGTTTCAATCTGGTTGGCGACCTGCTACTGGTTGGATATGCGTGATTGGCATGGCTGTAAACTTCCTGGTAAGTCCTTTATCAGCAGGGTTTGGCATAACCATACCACAAGCTGATACAGGTACGATGATGCCTGTACTTATGGGATTATTAGGATTAGGTGGCTTGCGTACCTATGAGCGCAAAATGGGCAAAGACAAGTGAAATTGTTTTTATGGTTTATGAATAAACTAGAATCATTAAGCCAAGATGAATTTGTAGCTATGTTTATAATAGGTAACATAGTAATAGCGTTATTATTTTTAGTTTTTATGGTATGAAATACAGCATAGCAATAGTTACATGGGGTGATGCATACATAAATGCTGTCGATGTGCCTATAGAAGATGCTATGGAACTTCAGCCATTAATGCGCGTTACAGTTGGATTCTTAATTAATATGACTGAGGATGCGTATATATTAGCTACTGACCATTACGAATCAGATGGACAGTGGATTCATGCACCAATGGTCATACCTAGAAATATGGTAAAGGAAATAAGAACATTCCCTGAAAAATGAGTGACAATGTAAATAGCCCAAAGCACTACACAGATGGTTGCATCGAGTGTATTGATGCCATTGAAGCCAGCATGACTAAAGAACAGTTTGTAGGCTATCTTAAAGGCAATATACAAAAGTATTTATGGCGCATGAACCTCAAGCACGACAAACCAGCAGAAGATGCTTACAAAGCCAGATGGTACTTAAATAAACTAATAGATACGATTGATGCGTAGATTGGTTTTAGACATTGAAGTATCACCAATGATTGCTGTCATTTGGGGATTGCGTAATAACCATTACATCAGCCCTGATAATGTCGTACAAGATTCTTATATATTAACTTGGGCTGCTAAATGGGTAGGGCAGAAAAAAGTATATAGTGATACCAGGCTAAAATCTGGTAACAAACAAATGCTTGCAAATATGGCTGAGTTATTAGAGAAAGCCGATGTAGTCATTGGGTACAATTCTGTTAATTTTGATATGCCAATACTTCAACAAGAGATGTTTATGTTAGGGTTGCCTATTGTTGAATATAAGCAAATAGATTTATTACGAGTTGTACGCCAAAACTTTAGATTTGCTAGCAATAAGTTAGATTACATCAGCAAGAAGTTAGACATACGCAAGGGCAAGCTAGAGACAGGTGGATTACCTTTGTGGATGGATTGCATGGACAATAACAATGACACAAAGAGCAAACGTAAAGCCTATAGGATAATGAGAAAATACAACGAGGAAGATGTTGTGTTGACTGAAGAACTGTATTTAAAACTACTTCCTTATATTAAGAATCATCCTAATTGGAATGTTTATACAGACGATGAACGACTTAAATGCCCTACTTGTGGTAGTCCTCGTGTCAATAAGAAAGGTTTACGCTATAATAGGACAAGCACTTATCAGCGATGGTTATGTACAGAATGTGGTAGCCATTCGCAATCGAATTTGCAGATTAAAAGACAGCATAAGGAAATGTTAAAGTAATGCCTTTAAAAACAGGATACAGTAAAAAAACAATATCAGATAATATTGCTAAATTACGAGCAGAAGGATACACACGTGACCAAGCTGTTGCAATCGCATACAAACTAGCAAGAGATTCAAGAGGTAAATAATATGGGTTTAATTTATTTCACATTAGATGAGCTTAAATGTCAGCATTGTGGCAAGCATGGAATTAACTTAGAGTTTATGGAAAAAATAGACAAGCTACGCGCTGTCTGTGGATTCCCATTTGTGGTCACATCAGCTTATCGTTGCGAGGAACATCCTATAGAAGCACGAAAGGCAAAACCAGGTACGCATAGTACAGGACACGCTATCGATATTCATTGCTATGGTGACAAGGCACTTAGAATATTAGAAGAAGCACAAAAGATGGGTTTTAAAAGAATCGGCATAGCACAAAAAGGCGAACTAAATAAAAGATTTATACACTTGGATGACGCTGATGAATTGGGCTTTCCTAGCCCTGCAATCTGGACTTATTAGCTAAGTCATTGATTTAATTACATATTTATTGCTTGCATATTTACATATATGCAAAATAAAATAGTATTGTCTAAAATTTAAGGAGTAAAATTATGACAGACAAAAACAAACTAACCCTTGCTGAAGCTATGGGTGATTTTGCAGGTCGTGTTCGTAGAACGATGCGACCAAAGGATGTATCTGGTTATGTAGAGTGGAAGAATGGTTTAGCTTATCTTGCCAATGCTGATGCATGGGATGAACTAAAGCAAGAATT